CCTGTAAAAAAAACTACAATTAGTAGACTTAATAAATCTAAAAAATGGAAATATGGATATAATAAAGAACACGATATCGTTGTTATCTCAAAAACTGGAAGAATTGGTGAAATACTTGAAATACAAAATTTGCGTATTGCGTTGCCAAAACGACCAGTGCAACTGCAAGCACACAAACTAAACAAGTGGGTAAAACAAGAACAACCAAAAGAGTTAAGCAAACTTAAAAATATATTTGACTGGAGATCTTATCCAGAAGAACAAAAAGATAAATGGTTTGATTATATAGACGAAGAGTTTAAGCGTAGAGATGAAGGCTTTTGGTTTATGAATAACAATAAACCAACGTACATAACAGGTGCACATTATATGTATCTACAATGGAGTAAAATAGATGTAGGCGCACCAGACTTTAGAGAAGCTAATAGATTATTTTATATATTCTGGGAAGCTTGTAAAGCAGATAAAAGATGCTATGGCATGTGTTATCTTAAAAATCGTCGTAGTGGATTTTCTTTCATGTCTTCAGCTGAAACAGTTAATTTAGCTACATTAGCGAGTGATAGTAGATTTGGGATCTTATCTAAAACAGGTGCTGATGCTAAAAAAATGTTTACAGATAAAGTAGTACCTATTAGTATTAACTATCCGTTTTTCTTTAAACCAATACAAGACGGTATGGACAGGCCAAAATCAGAGCTTGCGTATAGAGTACCAGCTAGTAAGTTTACAAGAAAAAAGATAACAGCTAATGAACAAGTTGAAGAGCTTGAAGGTTTAGATACAACTATTGACTGGAAAAATACTGGTGATAACAGTTATGATGGTGAAAAGCTAAACTTGTTAGTACACGATGAAAGTGGCAAGTGGGAAAGACCCGATAATATATTAAACAACTGGCGAGTAACTAAAACATGTTTACGATTAGGTAGTAGAGTTGTGGGTAAATGTATGATGGGCTCGACTTCAAACGCATTAGATAAAGGTGGAGACAATTTTAAAAAATTATATAACGCATCCGATGTCACTAAGAGAAATAGAAATGGCCAGACAAAGTCTGGTTTATACTCTTTGTTTGTCCCAATGGAATGGAACTACGAAGGATTTATTGATGAGTACGGAGTTCCAGTATTTAATACACCTAACACAGATGTCTTTGCCCCAGACGGTGAACTAATAGATATAGGTGTAATTGATAATTGGCAAAACGAAGCTGATGGTTTAAAAGATGATCAAGATGCTTTAAATGAGTTTTACCGTCAGTTTCCACGCACAGAAGAACATGCTTTTAGAGATGAAACAAAAAATAGTATATTTAACTTAGTAAAAATATACGAACAAATAGATTACAACGAAGGTATAAACGCTATAACAAATGTTAATACTGGTAATTTTCAATGGGTTAATGGTATTAAAGATACTCAAGTAATATTTTATCCAGATCCAAAAGGAAGGTTTAATGTTAGTTGGTTTCCGCCTAGTAATCTACAAAACAGAATAGTATTAAAAAATGGTATTAAGTTTCCTGGTAACGAGCATGTAGGTGCTTTTGGTTGTGATAGTTACGATATATCAGGAACTGTAGATGGTAAAGGTTCTAATGGCGCTTTGCACGGTTTGACTAAATTTAGCATGGAAGACGCGCCACCTAACCACTTTTTTTTAGAGTATATATCTAGACCTCAAACAGCTGAAATATTTTTTGAAGATGTGTTAATGGCTTTAGTTTTTTACGGTATGCCATTGCTTGCAGAAAATAATAAACCTAGATTATTATATCATTTAAGACGTAGAGGTTACAGGGGTTTTAGTATGAACAGGCCTGATAAACTTTGGAATAAATTATCAACTACTGAAAAAGAAATAGGAGGTATACCAAATACTAGTGAAGATATAAAACAAGCTCATGCAGCTGCTATTGAAATGTATATACAGCAATACGTAGGTCATATAAAAGATGGAGTGTATGGTAATATATATTTTAATAAAACATTAAATGATTGGGCTAGGTTTGATATAACAAAAAGAACAAAGTTTGATGCTTCTATAAGTTCTGGTCTCGCTGTCATGGCTTGCAATAGAAACTTGTATAGACCAAACGCTAAAATAGAAAAACCAAAATTGAATATAAATATTGCTAAATATCATAACAGAGGCAATACTTCAAAAATAATAAAATAACATATGGCAGAATATACTAATAATTATTTTCCTAGTCAAGTTGTAAGTGATGCTGAAAAGTTGAGTTATGACTATGGTTTAAAAGTTGCTAAAGCTATAGAGCATGAGTGGTTTAATAAAGATCAAGGTATAAACAGATATCATAAACACTATAACGATTTTCATAAATTAAGATTATATGCTGAAGGTAATCAATCAATACAAAAATATAAAGATGAGTTGTCTATTAATGGTGATTTATCTTATCTAAACTTAGACTGGACACCAGTACCTATTATACCTAAGTTTGTTGATATAGTTGTTAATGGTATGGCTGACAGATCTTATGATATAAAAGCTTATTCGCAAGATCCATATGGTATTGCAAAAAGAACTGAATACATGCAGTCTATAGTTGACGACATGAATACAAAAGAAATAAACGACTTTGTTCAACAAAAATTTAATATTAACCTTTATCAAAACGATCCAGATACATTACCTGAGACAAAAGAAGAGTTAGAGCTTCACATGCAATTAAGCTACAAGCAAGCCGTAGAAATAGCAGAAGAACAAGCTATAAATGTTTTGTTAGATGGTAATAAATATGATTTAGTAAAAAATAGATTTTATAGAGATTTAACTGTTTTAGGTATAGGCGCTGTTAAAACAAACTTTACAACTTCAGAAGGTGCGATTGTAGAATACGTTGATCCTGCTGATTTAGTTTATTCTTATACAGAATCACCTTACTTTGATGATATATACTATGTTGGTGAAGTAAAAACTATACCTGTAAACGAATTAGCAAAACAATTTCCATTTTTAGAACAAAGTGATTTAGAAGAGATAATGCAATCACGATCACTTTATACTAACAACTCATATAAAAATGCTAGTAGTTATGATGAGTTTGATAGTAATAAAGTTCAAGTTTTATACTTTAATTATAAAACTTATATGAACGAAGTTTACAAAATAAAAGAAACTGCTACAGGTGCTGAAAAAGCAATAGAAAAAGATGATTCGTTTAACCCGCCTTCTGAGTCTGAAGGTAATTTTTCAAGATTAGATAGAGTAATAGAAGTATTGCAAGAAGGTGCTATGGTTCTTGGTACTAATAAATTACTTAAATGGGAAATAGCTAAAAACATGATGAGGCCAAAAAGTAATTATACTAAAGTTAAAATGAACTATAGTATAGTAGCTCCTCGTATGTACAAAGGTAATATAGACTCTCTAGTAAAGCGTATTACAGGTTTTGCTGATATGATACAGCTTACACATTTAAAATTACAACAAGTAATGTCTCGTATAATACCTGAT